TGATGTACCTGAAGACGTAATATTCGTAGCGACTACCTTGCGGAAATCACCTTCGTCACCGTCAATCTTGTGAAAGAGCGATGTACCAGAAGAGGTAACCACTGTTGCGATTGCTTTGCGGAAGTCACCCTCATCAGCATCCAACTTGTGGATCGTTGAGGTTCCAGAACCAGTAAAGACTGTTGCAATTGCTTTGTTGAATGTACCTTCATCAACATCTGCCTTATGAACGTGAACGTTGTTTGAAGCAGAAAGGTTCGTTGTCTTGATTACGTTAAACGTACCCTCATCAACGTCAACCTTGTGGATTGAAGCAGTGCCTGAACCAGTAATCGTGGTAGCGATAACTTTTCTAGCATCTAGCTCGTCGACGTCCAACTTGTGGAACTGAGAAGTGCCAGAACCAGAGAACTGATTAGCATATGCATACTGGAATCTTCTTCCTGCGGCACCGAGTGAAAGACCTTCGTCTGCTGCTGGTTGAAGCGTTGATGCGTTAAGTTCCAACTCATCAGAACCATTGATGTTGAATGATAAAGTTGTCTTTGCGTTGACCGTAAGACCAGTCTTTGAGTCTGCAAAAACTTCACCTGTAGAACCACTGATATCAGTAAAGGCAAATACCACCTTACCACCATCGGATGCGGTCAAGTGAACACCATCTGTTCTAATCTTTGAAATTGCATCCATTGCATTTGTGCCGCCAGCGCCGTGGAACTGAATATGCCCCTCGTCACCAACTGCTGCGTTTGACGCAGATACTGCTGCCTTGAGATGTGCGAACGTTACCGTTCTCATGCCGCCGCCGTCACCCTTTGATGCGGAAACGATCAAGACGTCCGCATCTTCTAGATGCGCAATGTCACTTCGTGCCTGAAATAGGTCTAAGTGACCAACTTGAACTGAACCTGATTGTATTTTGTCTCTTGTAACTACCGAAGTACCAATTTTTGCAGTGGTAATCGCGGAATCAGCTAAGAGTTTTGTGCCAATTTTTGTTTTAGCCATTTTATTGCTCCTTAAATGTATATTTTATTTTTTTTACACAAACGAAAACCAAACAGCATATTAAACAGACTGGCGTTTATGAGAAGAGAACCTTCTTTAGATTTCTAACATTATTATCAAACCTACAAAACTCACTATTCAAAAACTCTAACGAAAGAGCTTGGCACTCACCTAACCTATCATCAAACTCAAAATGAAACTTCCCTGAATCTAACCGCCTACATCTAATCAGGTTGACACCCTTAAGTTGCAAGTACGCAGCGATTCCTATATCAGATGTTGTAAAATTCATATCATACCTCTCCCTGTAAATAGTACCTATTGCTTAACAAACGCTAGATTTCCTGAACCATCTTCATCTAATTCCAATGTGTATCCAGCATTTGGGTCGAGAGAGTACTTTTCTCTAAGATATTGTAAGAAATTTTCATTACCTAATCTGACTTTTTCGATATCCTCCAATAGAAGCACCTTTTTGACTTCGTGATCTCTCATATAAACACCATACTCACTAAGTTTAGATTCCAACTTCTTACTACCGTTGAAAAATTCCTCTGTGTGTTCTCCGCTTATCACTATGTAAGAATCATCGAATTCTTCTTCTGCCTCGGAGTCTTCCCACTCGCCTTCAAGATCCTCTGGTCCTACTCCAGACTTTAAAGTCTCTGCGGCAAGCAAAGCTTTGTTCGCCAACTCTGGATTTTCCTCTTTCAGTTCGTCCAGCATCCCCAATAATTTATTCAAAACTGACATTCTCTACCTCCTTATTAATCAGCAATATAACTAAATAGTATGTTTGCACCATTTGCTGGTGCTTCTTCGAAAGTAACCGTTCTGCTACTTAAAGTATAGTCGTTATCTGCGCCGACTCTCATCAATATGCCCTGGTTGAACACCATCAAAGTACCATCAACAAACTGATCTGGTACAGTAAACTGCACTCTGTTGCCATCTGCTGTTTCTGTTGGCACCTGGGCGACTTTATAGTTCGTCTTTGTCACAGCATCTGCGGAACTAACTCCACCTCCTCCTCCACTGCTTGCGCCGCTCGATGCGGCAGATGTGGTTACTGCTCCTGGATTTCTTCTTTGAGGGTAGTTAGCAATGTTATCATCAATTCTGGATGTCAACAAGTCTGACTTTAATCCCTCCAACCCATACAATCTTCCATTAGCAGTATCTAAATCATCAGCAGTAACTATCCTCTCTCTCGGTATTTTAACCTCTACTATGTTCTCTCTAACGGAGAAGTTTGGTTGCAATCCATTTGCACCCTCTCCTGTCAACCAACCAAGTACTTCAATATTTATTTTAGTTTCAAACTTTCTCTCCTCATTGGAGAAACTACTGATATTGTTGCTTTGTGAAAAACTTTCCTGAACGAATGCTTCGTATCTTAACCTGCCCTCTTCTATGATTATATAGTTTATGCCACCTGGCCTGGTTATGAACGGGGTGACAACCTGGTTCATTTGTTGTTGATACTCTGTCCTTAACGTTATTTCATACTCAACTGTCACATAGACTGGTAGAGGTATTGTCAAAGTCTCATAAACCACTTTGCTGTTTTTGCGTGGAAAGTTTAATTGTCCTGCCCGCTTCAGCATCGATGAGTTTGCAAAGTTGGCAGTCTTGTTTTGATTTATTCTCCTAGATACAGATATAGAACCCCCCTTGACCCTGTCAATTGGAGGAATGTTCGCATAAACAGTTCCTTTGCGAGATGGGTCCTTGGTTACGTTGGTTCTTTCTATTGTTATGATCGGTAAAATTAGCGTCCCTTCAGCATCCCTGAACCTACCATCTTTCTTGCTCAGAAACATTCTCTCGGCAGATGTCCAAACCACTGGTACTTTCTTGAACCCGTTCGAAGTTATGCACCTAATGTCTAGCGTTTCGTTAATAAACTTGTGCATCGCCAAATCTACAGTCTCGATCGTAGACGGAGGAAAGGGTTTATCTTCAATTCTGCGAGATTTTGTTACTGATAGTACCATACGTTACAACCCGTACCTTGCCAACTCATCAGGATCAACTATTGTCCTTTCTCTGGGTATCTTGACTTCTACCACTGTCTCGTTTATTGCCTTGTGTGGTGTTTCTTGGTTTATACCACTCCCGATCAAGTGTCCCAAAACCTTTATGTCGAATTTGGTCTCAAATTTTCTCTCCTCGTTAGAAAAGTTGCTTATATTGTTTTCATGAGAATATTCCTGTTGAATAAACCCTTCGTATCTGTGGTTCTGATCTCTGATAATTATATAGTTTATGCCGCCTGGAACTGTCATAAAGGGCACCACAAGGTCGTTCATTTGCTGCTGGTACTCCGTTCTAATGGTGATTTGATACATCACCGTAATGTAAATTGGCAACGGGATAGAAACCGTCTTATATATGGTTTTTTCAGTTTTGTCTGGAAAGTTCAACTGTCCTCGTTTTCGCAAAGCATGAGCGTTTTTATAGTTTGAGGTCTTACCTTGAACGATTTTCTGCATAACTGGAATCGTGCCGCCTTTGACCTGATCAGTTGATGGGATGTTTGCCCAAACAGTCCCCTTTTCATTGGGACTCTTGATCATCGAAGTTCTCTCTATCGTCATGATGGGCATAATCAGTGCACCTTCATCGTCCCTAACTCTATTGTCCTTCTTACTAAGTGCTGACCTTTCCGCTGAGACCATTAGGACTGGGACTTTCTTCATACCGCTGGGACTATTCGTGTGCAAATTCATCTGTTCGTCTACAAACTTATACATCGCGGCGTCTATGTTCTCTATCCTAGAGTCAAACACTCGCTTTCCTTCGTATTCATTTAACGGTTTACTAAAAGGTTTATGACGTTCCATTGAATAGTCCCTCTCTCGCCTTTATGCACTCTGCGGTTATCTCCATCATGTGCTCTCTTTGACCAAAAATCTGCCTTGGTTCGTTCAAGGTCGCAATCTCATAATACGTTTCGCCATATAGGACGAAATCACCCTCTCTAACAAACAAGTTCTGATCTTCGGTCAGTCTTCTCTTGTGAAAGTGGACCATAATCTTTGATTTTCTATCTACCCCGAGGTTGGTTGTCTCTGTCTCGTAACCTTGCCACTCCACAAGAGCGTGAACCATGATTGGATTTAAAAAAGTCTTATTCAGTGCTTCGCCATAGATGGGATGAAAATTGGTCTCCTCAATGGAAACGGGATAGTAGACAATCTGCTGCCCAATCACTCTTTCGACGACTTCGTCACTAACCTGTTTTACAAGATCGCGTTCTTTCTTACCCGTAAAAAGAGGTGGTGGTGGCGCGTCTGGTTGGTTCCATTTGTTATCGCCCATACTTTATCACCCCACGTATACCGAATATGGTATCCTTTGTAAAACTTTTTCTGATGCGTCAACTGCTGCTGCTTCTTGTTCCGCTATCTTCTGATAGGTCAATTCAGCGAGTGTAGACTTCAACTCTTCTCTAAGTGAGTTCTGCTCTTCTTTTCCTTGCGATACTAGGTCTGAACCATTTAGTGTCACGCTGTCACCTGGAATCGGTAATGATGCAAATTTCGACCTAACCTGTCCCAAGGTTTCCTTGGATAGTGCCAGTGCAAACCTTCTGATCCATTGCTTACCTATCGAATTTATAGTATCGTACGGCAAATTAGAGAATGGCAATGTATTCATGTTGTTGACGCCCTCCAACTCACCTCGACCATTGCTGTCATCCTCTAGGTTTGACGAAGGCACAGAGAACTCAACCCACATCTTCATGGGTCCTCCAGAATACGGACATGGAAAAAGTCTTATTTTATTATTCCTTAACTCGTATGACCAGTGGGACATTCTAGTGTATATCGCATCCTCAAAGGCGAGCGCTTGAGACTTGTTTTGCCACGCTGGTACAAGTTGGAAAGTGGAATCATCTGAAAATTGTCCATAATTATGGAAATTACCAACCACATTCAGTCCGCCGTAGTACCCATAGAATCTCCACATTGCACTGGGCGTCTTGTAGTACACTTTCTTGATCAGTACTCTTTTGCCATTGATCTTGCCAGTGTATGGTTTGCCCGTCTCAGAAGAAATTATGTCTTGTAAATCATAGTCCTGCTGTCCCACGGTGACATCAAACGACGCGGAGTACTGTACGGAGTCTTTAAGTCCTATCTCGGAACCCATCCTCTCTGACACTCTTCTTGACATACCGTAATCGAACTTTGGATACTTAAGACTACCAGATGCTGCGCCAGAAGTTAATTCACCCTTGTGATCAAAGGTTCCCGTTGCATGACCCAAGAAACTGGGTAAGGCGTTGTTTGCCTGATGTACATTGATAAGATATGAATACTCAAGCACCGCTTCTTCGTATGAAGCGTAAATATTCCCGTCTGACAATTCAATATCTAAAACGTCGCCGCCTAATTTCTTATACGTATATGCAACCTGGTCTACTGCACCAGATACAAAATTGCCTGAAAAGAGCGTACTGGTGTTGTCAGAATAAATTTTATATGGTAATAGTCTGTTTACGTTACCGTGACTTCCAGTTTCTGGTAAGATGCTCTTACTAGAATTACTAGCAGGTCTCAAATTTGGTAAAGCCATTATTAGTCCTCCGTGCTTAAGTAAATAGTCTCAAACTTAACAAAACGCTAGGACTTCAAATTTCTTTATGCTTCTGCAGTCTTCTTTGCGGACCTTTTTCTCGTAGTTGTTTTGCGAGCAGGGGTAGTGCTTTTGGTAGTCGTAGTTGTTTTTCTACGTCTAGTCTGTTTCTTCTTGGGAGGCGGTGGAGCAACTTCTTGCACCTCTGGTTCCTCTACTTGAAGAAGTTCTAGTTCTGGTTGTGGTTCCCAAGGTGGAGTAATTTCTTTCTTCTCCACTGCGGGTTCGTTTACAACAACCTGTACCTGTTCTTCCTCTTTAACTTCCTCACTGGTGTTCATGTCAATTGTAACAACACCATTTGTGACATTGTGGCGAGCATTAAAACCCAAAGTCTCCCTCTTGAGAGCATACTTTCTAGCATACTTGCCTTTCATCATTCTTTTTTTACGTTTACCCATCATTAAACTCCTTTAACTAAAACGATCATACCATAACTAGGTTGAAAATATAGAAAAACCCCCAACCAAATTGGAAGGGGGTTTAAGACATCCTCTAAGTCCTATTAGGATACGAGTGGTGCTGCAGCGATCGAGTTGACCGCCTCTGCGCCGCTACTTGATCTAGACAGAAGTGCCCATCCAGATGCTGTCCAGATGCATGTAACCGTTTCACCAATGTTTGTTAATGTAAACGATGCCCAAGCGCCTGCGGTAGTGGTTGGTGTCACCGATGCCGCGTTTGTGGCGTGCAAACTTA